GTAGGCGGGGTTGCTCCGCGAGAGCATGTAGGCGACGTCGTTGGCGGCGCTGCCTCCCGTCGCCGACGCGGTGTGGTGCCACATCACACACCACGGGCGGCCCGACTCGTAACCGCCCGATGAGCGGGCACGGTTCTTCCAGCCGTCGCATTCGACGACGCGCAGTCCGGCGCGGCGGAACTCGTCGGCGAGCCAAGTGAGCATCACCGAGCCCACGTCAGGCCTCCTCGGGCCGGTCGTGGTCGGGGTGGCCGTGGAGGCTGTCGAGGAGTCCGGCGGCGAGGCGGCGGGCGACGTGTTCGATGTCGGCGTCGAGCCACTGGGTGCGCAGCCGTTCGCGTTCTTCGAGGCGGCGCAGCTTGACCCGTCCGAGGCGAGCGCGGACGTCGTCGAGCCGTTCGGCGAGCGGGGCGTCGCCGCGTATCACCCGGCGTTCGCCGAGCTGCTCGAGGCGGGCGTGAAGATTGTCGAGCAGCTCGGGGGCCGGATCGAGCGGATGCCAGGCGTCCTCGGGCTCGGCGTCACCGAACTCGTAGCCGGTGTCGGTGTCAGTCATGTGGTGCGACCTCCTCCTCGGTGACGATGTCGGTGATCGGTTGCCCGCACGGCCCGCATGACACGGCATCGACGACGAAGATGTTGCCGGTGTCGGGGTCGGTGTGGGTGAGGTCGATCGTGATCGGGATGTCGGCGTTGGGGCAGCCGTCGGTGTGGCAGGTGACGGTGCTCATGCGACGGCGATCCAGGTGACGGACGTGCTGGCAGAGAAGTTGGCGCCGTCGGCCCGGGTGATCAGGAGGGTGACGGCGGTCGCCGTCGGCGGGGCGGTGTAGGCGATGTATCCGGCGTTCGCCGACGGGCTGGCGGTGACTCTGGGGGCGGCGGTGAAGTGTCCGGCGGGGAACGTGACGGCCGTGCTCGCGGTTGCGACGCCGGTGCCGGTGATCGTGACTCGGCCCGACACCGGCTGGTTGATCACCAGGGCGAGGTTCTTGATGGCGTCGGCGCCGGCTGCGATCGGGTCGGTCGGCTCGGGGTAGGGGAGGCCTTTGTTGGTGGTGCCCATCTACGCGGCCTCCTCGAGTTGGGTGATCGGTCCGGTGACGCCCCACAGGTCGGCCCATTCGAGGGCGGGGTGCATCTGGTTCCATCGCCAGGCGGGGTTGAGGGTGTTCCAGCCGCCGGATTGGCCCATCCCGGCCATCGGGGTGATGGCCATGGCGAGGTTCCAGTCGCCGTCGTAGTGGTAGCGGCCGCCGTCGAGGTAGCCGCCGATGGTGGTGCCGCCGGGCCAGTGGGCGACGTCGTCGACGATGAGGGCGCGGCCCAGTCGGATGGTGCCGTCGAGGAGGTCGAGGGCGTCGACGTTGCCGTTGCGGGTGATGTTGCCGGGTTGGGGGTCGACTTTGGGGGTGATCGCGGCGGGGTTGGTGAGGGTCCAGGTGCGGCCGCGGGGGTCGGTGTAGCTGGTGCCGGTGCCGGGGTAGTCGGAGGCGTCGAACCGCCACAGCATGGACCCGGCGGCCGGGTCGAGCCCGGTGCGCAGCTCGACCCAACGGATCGCGTCATCCCACAGCGCGCCCGTGGGGCCGCCGATCCGCATGACGCTCGTCGCGTCGCGCATCGTCGGCCAGGCGGCGACCTGGCCCGCCAGCCCCATCGCCCACGCGGTGCCGGTGTGATTCCAGATCTGCATCCTGGTCATCGGCGTGCCCGCGCCGTCGTTGAGCGTGACGGCCAGCGCGTGCCGTTCCCAGGTGCCGGTGCGAGCGGGCATGTTGACCGCAATCGAGCGGGTCGTCGTGCCGTCGTTGCTGTAGATGATCGCGGTCGGCGTGGCTTGGTAGACCCGTGCATCCCAGCTCAGTTGTCCGCTCTCCCATTGCCCCGCAATGCCGTTTTGGCCTGAGCCGATCGGTCCTCGGGCTTCGTAGACGAGGGTGAACTGGTTGGGCAGCGGCCCAGGGTCAGGTGTGGTCACGGTGCCGACTGTCGGGGTGAGATAGCCCGGGGAGCCGGGCACCGGCGGGGTCCCTTCGACGGTGGGCGGGAACCGGCCGAGATCCCACGTCAAGCCTTCGGCCCGCCACTGCAACTGCCGGGTGCGGGCGAGGATCCGGTTGGCGACGGCGGTGGCATCCGACGCCGACACGAGCTGGGTGGCGACCGACATCGACCGCGCCCCAAAGCTGCCTTCGGCGGCGGTGTCGACGACTTCGACGGTCCGTTCGGTGGGCTGCTGCTTGCCTTCGGTGTCGACGGTCTGCTCCAGCCATGAGGCGCTCACCCGGGTGATCACGTCGGTGACGTCACGCACCCACTGCACCTCGTCGACGGCGAGGTCGCAGCCGTCCAACACGGTGCGCCCGGGCGCCCGGTTCGGGTCCACGACGGTGACCGTGACGTATTGGCCGACGAGGGCGAGAGTTCCGACGGTGGCCCGATTGGCCGGGCTCTCGTACCACAGGTAGGGGCCGGTGGTGGCGTGGGTGGCGGACCACAGCACACCGTCGACGCCTTGGGCGAGCTCGGACAGCAGGCCGCCGGCGGGCTGCCGGTCGACGTCGCGCCACGACACGACGAGCGCGCCGAACGGCGTGTCGATCTTGACGTCGCTGATCGTCAGACCGGGGACCGCGGCGGCGGCGAGAATGTTCGTCACCCGACCCAGCAGGCTCTGGGACAGCCACGGGATGTCGCCGACGTAGCGGTTCTGCAGGTCGGCGAACTGGTCGACGGCGGTGACCTCGACGCGCAGGGTGCCTTGGTCGTCGTCGATCGCGGCGGCGAGGTCGGTGACCCGCCCGGAGAACACCAACACGTCTCGGACGTTGCCCGAGGCGGGGGCGTGCAGCTCGAGGGCGTCGATCCATGTCTGCAGCGAGTACTGCGCCCAGGTTCCCGGCGTCGCCGCCCACGTTCCCGGCGTCCGCGCCCAGGTGAGGGCGTCGCGGACCCGCATCCACACCCCGAGCCAACGCCCGTCGACGAACGACGGCACGACGAACTCTCGGCTCACCACATGCCAGGTGTTGTCGCCCTTGTCGAAAACGATCTGGCCGAACACGGAGCCGGTGTGATCGGTGGGGCCGTCGAAGGCCATCGCGGCGAGATCCACGCTCACCCCGTAGCCGGCCCTCACGGCCAGCGACCACGTCCAGGTGCTGCCGGTGGTCATCGTCGGCACGTCGTCCCAGTTGGCGGGGAGCCCGCCGATCTCGAACGCCTTGGGTGGGATGAACGCGTAGTTGATCGTCTTGCCGGCGGCGGGGTCGACACGGATCGACTGGACGCCTCGGTAGGCGTAGTTGGTGACGACGGTCGCGGTCCCGTTCACTGGCCACACCCGCCCTGAGGCGTCGCTGGACGGGGTCAACGTCTCGAAGCTGCCGTCGACGGCGACGTCGACGGCGTCACCGGTGGAGATGTCGCCTGACGCCCACACCGCCAACGGTTTGCCGACGTCGAGGGTGTCGATGAACTCGCTGCCACCGGAGCGGTCCAACACGACGGCGCGGGTGGTGGCGGCGTTGGGCTGGTCGACGTTGGTGGCCCGCCCCCAGGTGACCTCGACGTCGGCGAGCACGGTCGGGATGTCCGCTTCGAGGTCGGCGGCCGTGTCGGGGAACTGGACCCCGTCGACGAACACCCGGCAGTCGATCTCGCTCACCACACACCTGTCGTGGCGAGGGTGCCGACGCCGCCGACACGGCGGCCCCGCTGCTTGAGGATCCGTTGGATCTGGCGGGCGACGGCGTCAGGATCGAGCGCCCCGTTGACGGTGATCTGGATCGGGGCTTGGGCGCCACGGATCCCGACGGCACCGACGGCGCCCGCCCCGGCGGCCCGCCCGACGCCGGGGGCGGCGTAACGGGCGTAGCCGACGCGGGCGACCGCTGGAGCGGGGGCGGGGGCGCTGAACGGGTTGAGCTTGTCGAGGATGCCGCCGAAGCTGGGCAGCTTGATGTTGCCGATCCAGTCGATCAGCGACCGCACCGCGTCGATCGCCGCCTGGATCGGGCCGAGGATCGCGTTGAACGCGGCGACGGCGACGCCCTTCATCGTGTTCCACGCTCCCGACAGGGTGACCTGGACGAAGTTGGCGAGGATGCCGAGCGACTCGAGAAGGGTCTGGATCGGCGCTCTGATCGCGTCGAGCGCCGCTTTGGCGACGTCGCGTACCGTCCGGAACGCGGCCGTCAGCCGTTCGCGCAGCCAGGCGATCACCCGTTGAATCGGGTCGATGGTGCGGGCGACGATGTCGCGGATCGCGCCGAAGATGTTGGCGACGACGTCGCGCAGGGTGCGCCAGGCGGCGACGAATCGTTCCCGCACCCACGAGATGATCCGGCCGATCGCGCCGATGGTGCGGTCGATCGCGGCGCGGACGACGGCGAACACGGCCAGGGCGACGGCCCGGTACACCTTGAACGCCGCGGTCAACACGGTGCGGACGATGGCGATGTATTTGCGGACGACGGCGATCGCCACGCGGACCACAGCGGCGATCGCCCCGAACACCGCCTTGGCGATGTTGCGGACCGTGTTGAAGACGGCGGCGAAGATCCGCCCGGTCGCCTTGAACACGTTCCAGATCTTCCGCCAGTTCTTGATGATCCAGGCGATCACCAGCCCGAACGGGCCGAGGACGATCACGATCAGCTTGTCCCAGTTCTGCTTCAGCCAGTTCCAGGTGGCCTTGAGGGCGGCGGTGACCTTGTCCCAGTTCTTGACCAGCAGTACGACGGCGGCGATGAGGCCGCCGATGGCGACCACGACGATCCCGATCGGGTTGGCGGTGAGGGCGGCGTTGAGCAGCCATTGCGCCGCCGTCCAGGCGGCGGTGGCGACCTTGACGGCGAGCTGGGCGGCGGCCCACGCCTTGGTGGCGACGGAGGCGCCGATGAGGATCGTCGCCAGTGCGGCGGCAGCGAACCCGAAGGCCTGGATCGCGCCGGCGTTGTCCTGGGCGAACTGGCCGAGCTTGGCGAACCATTCGGCGAGCTTGGAGACGACGGGCAGCAGCGCCTGACCGATCGCGGCGGTCGCGTTCTTGTATTGGGCGTTGGCCCGCTGCTGCTGGCCGGCGGCGGTGTTGGCCTCACGGGCGAACGCGCCGGTCGCGTCGGCGGTCTGCTCGGTCAACAACGCCAACGTGGCCTGGGTGGTGGCCTGCTTGTCGGCGGCGCCGGTGAGCCCTGCCAGCCCCATCTCGGCCTTCTTGGCCTGGACGTCGGCCTCTTTGATCGACACCCCGTAGCGTTCGATCGGGTCCCGTTCACCGCGCAGCAGCGATCCCAACGCTTCGACGGCGTCCGAGGTGGGCCCGCCGTACTGGGCGGCGAGGTCGGCGCCGAGCGTGATCAGCTCGTCGGTGGTCGGGGCAAGCTTCTTGGACTCGACCCCCATGTTCTTCAGCTGCGCCCCGAAGATCGCCGCCATCTGCTCGTACTCCGACGACGCCAGCCCGACGTCGGTGGCCGACGTCTTGGCGAAGCGGTGGATCGTGGAGGCGGTCTTGCCGTAGACGGCGTCGACGGCGCCGCCGGCCTGCTCGGCCTGGGAGGCGGAGTCGAACGCCTCCTTGCCGAAGATCGCCAGCCCGGCCGCGGCCACCGTCGCGTACCGGCCTGCTTTGGCGATCCCGGACTGGAACCTGGACGCCCCGCCGGCGACGTCCTCCATGCCGCGGACCGCGCCGGCAGTGTCGCTCGTGACCTTGACGAGCAGCGAGGCGGCGGCAGTGGCCACAGCTGCGGCTCAGTTCTCGCGTGACAGCAGCTCGAGGGCGGTGGCGATCGTGGCGTCGTCCTCATCCCACCAGTCCGCGGGCGCGGTCTGCGAGGCGAGGGCGATCTCGACGATCATTCGGGCTCGGCTCCCGGGTTCGTAGGGTCCACCCCGGCCGACTCCCCCTCCTGATCCTTGGATGAGACCGCGGCGACCTTCTCCTCGAACTCGCGCAACGTCTGGGGCGGCAGCAGCCCACGGGTCTTGGTCAGGCAGTGCCAGGCGAGATAGGTGAGCCACAGCATCGGGGCGCTGTCCGGGGTCGGCCATTGATGTTTGGCCCGGTCGCGGTCCCAGGCGACGAGATCGGCGTTGAGGACCTGGATTTCGAAGTAGGCGTCGTCGAGCATCCACACCTGCAGTTCGGGGGTGGGCAGCTTGGGTGCACCCATCGCTCAGGCTCCTTTGATCTGTCTGACGGCGTCGTTGACGGCGTCGTCGTAGGCGCCGACGGTCGCCGCCCGTTGGGTGTCGAAGGCGGTCTGCAGGAAGTGGCGGCCCTCGATGCCGTGGGCCGCCCAGCCGTACTCCTGCACCGGGGCGTACACCAGCCCCGACGACACGACCGCCTCGGTCGCCGTCGAAGACGGCGTGATCGACGCCGCCAGCCGGCCGCTACGGCGGGGCGGATTGGCCGCCGCGGCGATCCGCCGGGCCACTGCGGCGTTGACGGCGCGCAGGTCGGCGAGGTCGCGGGCCGCGGCGCGGGCGGTGCGGGCCAACGTGTCGGCGCCGCGCACCGTGATCGTGGTCGTCACGCCGCCGATCCGTCCTCGACGGTCAGGACTTCGGCCTCGGTGAAGTCCAGCTCCGGTTCGCCGACACAGTCCCAGGTGAAGTCGGACTGCATCTTGGCCTTGGGTTCGTCGCCACCGAAGGTGATCGGGTCCAGGATCAGCGTGCCTTTCGCCGCCGTGCCCGCCGCGGTGTTGGGCGTGAACGTGAACGGCACCGGTTGACCCTTTTTGGTCCAGCTGTAGGCGAGCAGCCCGGAGGCGTTGGCGACGTCCTGGAACACCGATCCGGTCAGGGTGGCGGTGTAGGTGGTGGAGCCTGGCACGACGTCGCCGCACAGCACGGTCGTGTCGTCGTCCTTGTCCTTGTCCCATTCGATCTGGGCGTTGATCATCTGGCATGAGGCGTCGACCACGGCGCCGGTCTCACCGATGGTGAGGGTGCCGGGGCCGAGTGGCCAGGTTTCGGCTTCAGCCATGGTGGGCTCCTTGTCGTGCGTTGTTCCGGGTGAGCGGGGTGGGTGGAATGGTGACGGTGGCGGCGGCCGGTGGGCCGCACAGCGTGTCCGGGGCGAGCAGGACTTCGACGGTGATCACCGTCGCCCGGAACCCTTGGATCAGCTGGGGGATGTACGAGGCGCGGTCGGCGATCGGCCACACAGCCAGCAGCGCGTTCCAGACGAGGTCGTCGTTGGCAGCCAGCTGGGCGCGGTCGGCGCCGTCCACGACGACCCACACCGGGAAGCTGGCGACGAATCCGTCGTCGCCAGGGGAGCCGAGATGCTGTTCGATGAAGATCGTCGGCGCCGAGAACCGGCGGGTGGTCGGCGGGTACGGCTGGATCCGGCCGGGCAGCACGATCTCCAGCGCGTCGGCCAGCTGGCCGCGGACGGTGGCGGGGTCAGGCACTACGCCACGCCCCATTGCTGCTTCATCGGGGTGAGCTCTGCGAGCACGTCCTCGAGCGGATCGAACTGTTCTCTCGAACTGGCCCGCAGCGTCGATACGCCGCCGCCGATCGTGGCGGTGACCTCGTCGCGGTGATACAGGGCGATCGTCGCCGCCTCGAGCGCGATCTGCACCGACGGCGGCGGCGGCGGCCCGGGGATCACGTCGATCCGGTCGAGGTACTGTTCGATCGCGGTGGCGGCGGCGGGGATGCACTCGGCCAGGTGGTCGGTGTCGATGTCGCCCTGTTGCAGGCGGAGCGTGGCCAGCACCGCGGCGAGGGTGGCTTCGAGGTCGTACCACGGGGCCGCGGTCAGCTCGACCCACAGCACATTCGACGGGACCGTGCCGGGGTTGATGACGAACACCCGGAATCGGGGCGGGTCGGGCATGACGGTGGGCGGCTCGACCTCGGCGGTGACGACGTTCGGCCCTTCGTCGAGCGACGTCATGGCGATGCCGTGCCAGAAGATCGTCGCCCCCGGCTCCAGGCCGGTGCACACGGCGCGCAGCGTGAACGGGGCCGATTTGAGCGGCACCGACGCCGGGCACAACGCGAGCAGCACCGGGGCGGCCATCAGCGCTCCTCGCGGGCGGCGAGCCAGTCCAGCAGCGTGGTGCGGGCCTTGCCGGACTGTTCGGCGTCGTAGATCGCGTCGAGCTCGTCGGGATGCGCCTCGACGTGGGCCTTCACCTCGTCGACGGTGTGCGCGCTCGGATCGTATGCGACCTCCGGGGCGGCTTCGGTGGCGGTGACCGCGCCCGCAGCGGTGATCGTGATCGGCTTGGCCTGGGAGACGCCGGTGGCGATTGGACCGGGATCTATCACGAAGATCGCCCGGACCGGGGCGGCGGTGCCCGGCGGGATCACCGCGGTGAGCTCGGTCGCCGATACGAACGTCGTCTGCAACGCGGTCGGATCGGATGGGGGACCGAGGTGGACGCGGTTGATGGCGGAGAACCCCGAACCGGTCAAGGTGACCGTGCTGCCCTCGGGCACGGTCGCCGGGGTGACCGCGGTGAGCCTCGGATTGTTCGCCGCCGGGTCCTGGAAGGCGAAGAAGATCACGTTCGAGTAGATGTCCCCGTTGTGCACGGCGATCGGGACCGCCGGGTCGATCCCGGTGAACAGGCTGCCGGTGATGATCGTGGTCAGCTCGGTCCCCGACACGTATACGGTGTTCTCGTCGATGTAGTTGCCGAAGTTGATCACCGAATCACGGGTGAACCCCGACCCGATGACGTGCAAGACGACGTCGTCGGTCGGGCCGATCACCCGGGTCACCGGGTACGTGCCGGCCACCGGTCACGCCGATCCGTCGAGCACCACCACTGGCGGCGTGATGGCGCACATCCCTTCGGGTTCGACGGCGTTGAACGCGACGTAGCCGCCGTAGGCGACCTGCACCCCGAACAGCGCTGGTTCGACCGCGGAGAGCACCCCGACAACCTCCTCGTAGCACTCGTAGGCGGCGTCGACACCGACGATGCAGGTCCCGTCGGGCCATGACGGCACGACGTAGCGGGGAACGGCGAACATGTTGCCGGCGAACCCTGCCGCGCCCTGGGACGAGACCAGGTCGGCGACCTGGGCGCCGGCTTTGACGATCGCCACGTCGATGATCGGGCCGGCCTGCGCCCACACGTCCAGACTCATCCACACCCGGTTGGGGAGCCGCCTGGGCGTGGTCGCCGCGTACACCGCGGCGGCCGCCTGATACAGCGCCGCCGCCCAGCCGTCCAGATCGTTGGAGGCGACGGCGATCGGCCCGCCGGCGGCCTTGTCGGCGGCGTCGGCGGCGACCTCCTCCTCGACCTCCTCGCCGTACACCGCGGCGAGGTCGCGCAGCAGGATGTCCCACGCCGACGGCACCGTCCAGTCGATGTCCTGGCGGGAGATGTCGACCACGCCGCCCTTGGTCACCTTCGTGAACGCGATCCCGCCGATCGTCATCTTGCGTGACGGCAGCTCGGTCTTCTCGTTCGCCTGCACCCCGACCACGGTGTGCTGGGTGATCTTCGGCCGGGAGAACGTCTTGCCGGGGATCCCACCCATCGGCTTGGCCCCACCGATCGACGACAGGAACGGCTGCACCAGCGCCTTCTGACCGAGCACCTCGCCGATGATCGGCTCGGGCAGCAGACCGGGCGTGTCGGCGGTGGTTTGGTTCGACAGCACCCGCTGCAGCCACGGCCCCATCCGCTCGATCGCCATCGGGTCCGGGGGAGCCTCGCGGCCGCCCATGTCACGCATCCCGCCCCGGGCGCGCAAGTAGTCGACGATGAACTGGCCAGCAGTGCGATGGATCACCGGCGGAACCCCTGCCGCCCCTTGCTGGCCGGCGTTCCCGTTGCCGCTGTCGTCGACGGTGACGGTCACCCGGGCGGCACGTGCGAGCACGCCATGGACGTCACGGGAGTCCGCCCGCTCGGTCTCCATGTCGGCGAGCGGCCCAATCTGCTCCTCGAGCTCCGCGCGCCGTGTCCGCATCCGGGCGAGCAGCTCCCGCTCGGCGGGAGACGGGTCACGCTCCTCGCCCTCGATCGTGGCGAGGACCTCGTCGATCTGCTCGTCGGTGCGCTCACGTTCAGCGACCATCCGCTCCAACACCCGGTTTGCCATCACTCACACCTCGCTCGTGCATTGGTCTGCTCACGGCGCCGGGGTGTCGGCCCTGCCGGGGTGTCCGCCATCGCGGGGGTGTCGGCCTCGCCGGGGTGTCGGCTTCTAGGTCGGCGAAGGTAGCACGCCGCGTTCGCGCAGGGCACGGATCTTCGCGTCCAGCTCGACGTTGGGTGGCGGACGCAGCTCGGCCAGGGCGGCCGGCTCCACGGCCGGATCGGTCGCCCGGAGCGCTTCGATCACGGCGCCGGCGTAGGCCGGTTCCCGGCACAGCGCCACCCGGTCGAGGTGGCAGGCGGTGCGCACCACCACACCATCAGCCCGACGGCGGCCGGGGCCGAGGACCATGGCGCGCACCGACATGCCCCTGAGCAGACCGGCGCGAACCATCTCCAGCCCTTGGTCGCCGACCGCGCCGTCCAGAGCGCGGAACACGCCGTGCAGCCCGTCGTCACGCTCGACGAGTTCGACGCCGTGGCCGAGCACGCTGAGCGGGTCCTCGCGGTGCTCGAAGTCCAGGATCACTTTGTGCGGCGCCTTGACGGCACGGCGGAACGCGCCACGCTGGAACATCTCGCGGTACGGGCCGTTGCCCTCGCCCGGGACCTCGGCCACCTCGCCGTAAGGGACGCAGCGGCCCACGATCGTGCGACCGTCGCCTTCGGCGAGCTCGGCGGAGAACGACCGCACGATGATCTGACGGGACTCGTTCATTGCAACACCCCCGATGTCAGGGTCTGTGATGGAGCGGCGAGGTCGTAGCGTTCGGCCTCGCGGATCTCGGCGATCGTGATCGCCCGGTTGCCCTCCTCGTCGACGAGACCGAACAGCGTGGCGTAGGCCTCGGCGCGCTCGTTGAGCGCCGGCCGCACGTACTCGTCGCGGTTGACTTCCACGGTGGTGCCCCGCGGTAGCGCCCAACCCGACAGCGCCTCCATCAGTGGCACGACGAACGTGTTGAGCCCGGCCTGCCAATGCTGGTCACGGGCCATCACCGTCGTGTTGTAGGTCAAGCTGTCCTGACCCGACGGCAGCGCCGCCATCGGCGGCGGGACCCCGAGCAGGAAGGCGATGCGGGCCTCGGTCCAGCCGGCGAGGTCGACCAGCGCCATCTTCTCCGGGTCGAACGACAGCACTTTGAGGTCGACGCCGCCCGACAGCACGCCGGGCAGGCCCATCGCCGCCATCCGTTCGCCGACCCACTGCCACTTGAGCTCGGCCGCCTGGTCGGCGGTCAGCCGACCTGGATGGACCAACAGGGCATAGGGCAGGCCGCCGGCTACCGCCAGATCGGTGGCGTAACGGGCCAGCGCGCTGGCGGCCACGACGCGGCCCGAGCCGGCCTCGAGCGGGCCGTGTCCGCGGGCCTCGTCGGTGCGGATCTGATACGGGATGTGCAGGATCAGGTCGGTGACGTCGAGGTTGCCGATCTTGTGTCGCGGCAGTCCGTCGAGGTCGACGTCGCTGGTCACCAGCCACGGCGGCACGACGTGGAACCGCGACGGCCAGCCCGACGCATACCAGGCCGTCGGCATCACGAACGCTTCGCCGAGCTGGTAGTCCCACAGCAGTTGCTTGGCGAACTGGGACCAGCCGCGGTACAGCAGCGGATCGGGGTTCTTCAACCAGTCGGCGTCCAGACTCGGCGCCGCGTTGACGAGGTACGGCGGCATCGCGGCGAACACTCGCGCGTTGAGGTCCAGACAGCCCCACGCCGTGTCGGTCAGGGTCTCGACACGGCCCCACCAGCCCGACGGCCAGCCGCCACCGTTGAGGCTCGCACCCCGGTTCCACGTCGGTGGCCCCCAGTTCGGCGGCCAGCCGGCCCACCGTTGTGGAGACATCGGTGTCGCCCCGTTGGTCGCTTCGACAACGTCGGAGTTGACGAGCTCAGCCGGCTCGTCTGCGGGAACGCTGTCGCGCGGAAACGCCGCCCGGTGCGCGATCACCAGGCCAGAAGCCGTGCGCGACTCCACCGCGCCGTGACGCTAGCCGGTCATTGCGGATGCAACTGGTACCCGCTCGCCGATCAACTACGTCCGGGCCACACGATCACTGGCGCGACCGGGCCGGCCTCCGCCAGTTCCACCGCCCGCCACCACGCCATCCGCGCCGCCCGCGCCGCCTCCACCGGCCGACCATCGCCCGGCGCCACAAATCTGAGTGAGGCGTCCGGTGTCGACTGGCCCACCGTCGCCCCCAGATGCGCGGCGAGCACCGGATCATGGTCGTGGGCGATCCGGCCCTCAACGATCGCCCGACGCCACTCCGTCGACGAAGTGACCTCGACCTCGACCCGGTTCGGCCACACATGCACGTCGACCTCGCCGCTGCGGGTCAGCTTGGCGACGAGCTTGGCCCGTTGGCGCGGGGCGAACACCACCTCGGCCAGCTGCCAGCGCCCGCTCGCCGCGGCCAGCACCGAGTCGAGCTCGTCGTCGGTCGCGGTCTCCGCCGACCACACCATGAACAACGCCCCGTCGAAGCTGGCTCCGACCACCGCCACCGACGACGTCCACGTGCCGGCGACGGCGAGCACCACCTCGACGCCGTCGGGCGGGGCGTCGACGTGGGGGCAACCGTCCCACGCCCCTGGTGGCAGCGACGAGAGCTCGGCCTCGGTCCACTGCCCCAGGTGGTAGACGCGGAACTGGCGCTCGGGCATCAACCCGAGCTGCAACTCCCGAGTGAAAGGCGACAGAAACCCGCCGCCGATCGCCGGGTTCGCCTCCCGCCACGCCGCCTCGTCGTCGAGCGCACAACCCTCTGGCGCGGCCCACTCCAGATACGTCGCACCCGCCGGCAGCCCGCCATTGCGATGCATCTCCCGGATCCGATGCAACACGTTCGGCTCGAACCCCGGCGTCCCCATCCCCAAGATCCGGTTCGTCAACGTGCCCTTACCCAACCGGGCCACGATCGACGTCACCAGCTCGTCCAACGCGAACCCGATCTCATCGATCAACGCCAACCGATAACGCAACCCCTCAATCGAACGCAACCGAGCCGAATGCGCCACCAACGTCGCCCCCGTCGGCCGATACAACAACGTGGCGTCATCCTCGTACCACGCCATCCGCTCAACCAGCCGCTCATCGCACTCGGCGATCGCCTTGGCCGCCTCGACGACCTCGCGGGCCTGATCCTTCTTCGTCGCCAACACCACCACCCGGGCGTACCGGTCGCCACGACAGATCCGCTCCAACCCCAACAGCCCCATCAGCGTCGTCTTCCCGTTCCCCGACGGGATCGACGCCACCGTCAACAACTCCCGGTAGGTGGCCCGCACAATCAGCCGCTGAAACGCGGCCAGCCGAGCCGGCTCGTCGGTGTCGGGCATCCGCAGCTGGCCGATGAACCGCATCGCCCGCAACGCCTCATCCGCCCCACGCCAGCGCTCCCACGACGCCCGCCTAAGTGAGTCGAGCGCAGGCTTGGCGCCAGCCCGAGACAGCGCACCAGGCCCAGTTCGGATCGCAGTCGCCTCGATGCGGCTCAGTCTGTCCCAATCGCCGTGAGCCCGTACGGATCGTGGACCATCCGCTCGGATCGATCCTGATCAGGGGAAATCTCTCGCAAATTGGCTGACGACGTCACCAGCCGACCGCCAGGA